CTTGCCTTTGCCCGATGCGGCGATGACCGCGTGCACAGCGCCCCTAAAGAAGCCGCCCTCATCCGTATACCCCATAGCTCTATTGAGAGCTTTAAATTGAGTGGGCAAAAAGTTTGGTATGTCTAGTAGCGAATCCACTCTGCTAGCTATTTCGTCAGCAGTTGTTATTTTATCTAGTGGATTATATCTTATCTGATTTTCTAATTCTCTTATTTCAGAAGTAAGAGTTTGAATTCTGGATATATCATCTTCAGTCTTTTGTCCTTTTTGGGATATTATAGATTGAAGTTCCTGTAGATAGTTAATCTGTTTTCTTTTATTAGCTTTATATTTTACTAATTCAGAAACAGATTCTTCCGTTGATAATTCAGCAGACATCAACAGATCAATCATAACACCCACTCCAGTGTTACCACCAAGAGCTTCGTGTATATCTGTTTCCGTTTGTAACCAAGACTTAAATGCTATTGGGTCAACAATATCAAGCTGTGTAGCGTTCTCGAAAGCTAGAAGAGCCTTATAAAATTCATTTATTCCCTTTTCCCCATGAATAGAACCAACAATTTCTTCTGGAAGATTTTCTTTAAAGTAATTAATCGCTCCATTTTTTCTAAAAGACAAAGCAAAAATCTGGTACTCCAGTGGAATGTTATCTTCTACCTTTTCATTTGCCTGTGTCATTGTTTCTTTTTCTCTTTTATGGATCGGTAAATCTTTTTTTTGTACTCCGAATTTTTCTTTTTAATACTTCTGTAAGCTTCGGAGGACGCCACAGTATTCTTCTTCTTTTCTTTAGGCTTATAGGGATTTGACCTAATGGCCTCAAGCAATCTGTCGAATACTGCTTGCTCTGTTAAGCTATCATTATAGCGGAAGACAATCAATGCCACACCATTATCTACACACCACTGTTCTTTTTTTTCATCTCTCTTAATAGCTTCTTCAAAATCATACTTAGATTCAAAAAATCTACTCGTATAATAATAATGCTGTCTTCCATGGAACTCTGCGGCTATCTCATACTTAGGGCAATAAACATCTAACTTTAACTTATCACCTATATGATATTCGTTTATAATCTTTTCCCCTGGAAGGAGTTTTTGCATTGCTGCAGTTAGTGCAGTTTGGCCTCTAGACATTTTTTTTCTACTGTCCTTTAACCATGTCAAGCCAATAGAATTAATTTTCTTATTTACTTGTGGTATAGTCCAGCCTAATTCTTTCGCTATTTCAGAAATAGATAAAGAGGTTTCCAACAATAGATCTTTTAGAAAATCAATATCGTCCTGATCTTTATCTATTTTTTTTCCATGCATTTCACTCAGCCGTGTTATATGTTTTTGAATAACTAATAGTTTTACCCAAATCTATAATCGACATGTTTAGTTTGTTCCAAATTGAATTCGACAGAGCTAACCCCAAAGAAGAGCAATCTAAAATACAATAATCTATCTTTCCTTCTAGGGCAGCAATTTTTTGAAACGTATCTTCTAATCTAGAAAAGTAATTATTAAAAGGAACGCTAATTACATTAGTTTTAAATCCCATAAATTTATATATAGTTTTTTTATCATGAAAAGATACAACCGCAGTATTGGTGTTCTTAATATAAAAATTAAAAATTGAGTTATATACTTCTCTATTATTTTCGTAGTAGTACTCAAAAAGATTAGGGCTATAGAACTTGCCGTCATCAACTAAACCAATGCCCGAATGCTTTGAGGCAACTACTTCTTCAACAAGTGATTCTGGTATGCTCTTTATGATTCTGTTATCAGAAAGATTAATAGATCTAATAATTTCTTTGTTAAAACGAGAAGGTGTGCCATCCGCGTTTTTCTTGCTTAAAGAAACTATTGAAGACTTTGCTATATTTAAGAAGGCAAACTTTTCCTTTGAGTTCATCAACTTGGTTAATTCTATTGAAGCTTGTATTTGATTTTTCATTTGTACTCCTTAAATCCCAAAGTTTCCCCAGTTAATTAAAACTGGATTTGGGTCTACGATTGAATTAATATGATTTAACGCGTGGAACTCTCCACCATCTATTGTTGAATATCTTTCATACTTTGATTGCTTGTCTTCATCTTTTATGTAACCCAGATGCTGCATGATTAAGTTTGAGTTAACAAAGTAATTTCTTTGATTTATTAGATCTGTAACATACGTTGGTTCAGACCCACAAGCTAGTGCTCTATCCCTAAAAGTAGCACCGGACATAAATCTAAATATTCTGCTACTGTTGTTGGGCGCCCAAAGTTTATCAACTCTATACTGAGTATCATTCCACATATGATAAAACCTAACATTAACTACATCTTTTTCTGATGAATTTAAAATTTGTCTAACATCAGTTTTAGTTATATCAGAAGAATCATATAGCATCTCATCGCAGTCAATGGCGATAATCCAATCACCTTCTGTAGCATGGTTTTCAAGATTCAACCAAGCATATCTGCGCAGTCTTCCTTCGTGCGTAGTGAACATGGGCTTAGGCGTCTTATATACATTGGCATATTCAGACGCTACCTCTACAGTATCATCGTCAGAGCAGTCGTCCGTAAAAACAATTTCGTCTACTTGGCTCTTCAATCTTTCCAGTACTGCTGGAAGATACTTATTGGCTTCATTTCGGCCCACCATTTGGGCTATTATTTTTGGTTGTGACATTTCTACTCACTTGTATAAGAAGAAGAACAACGGCAGGGAGGGCCTGCCGTTGTTCAAATGGATAAAACTATTTATTAACCCTCTAATTGTTCGCGAGCTTTTACTGCTGTAATTCTTTCAACATCAACATCCTTAAAAAGGAGCTCTCCGGATACTCCAGATACTGTTCTACGATTACCGCTAGCAATCTTCTCTGCCTCTGTCATGTTTGAGGCTTTAACAATTGATGTGGTTGTAACTGTAAAATACTTAAATTTATTTTCAGCCATTGTATTCCTTTTTTTAGTGGCATTTGCCATTTAATGTAACAAAATTAGTATATCACTTTCAACCCAAAAGTGCAACCTATTATTTCCCCGGGGCCGTTCTTTTTTCGGACTTCAATAAAGCGCCGTTGTTTGTCAACTTTCTATAATCCAAACCAGATCGATTAACAAATTCATCATATGAGCGTTTATCTGGAGCTCCAAGAAAACCAAATTTAATTCCTAAAAAATAATCATAAAATTCATGAGGCTCTCGATATCTCTTCCAAGCTTTTTCTTTGAAAAAATTTTCAGTCTCCATAACAAATCTTAAATCTTTAGGATATTTTTTTTCATCAAAACCATCAATGGGATTTTTCCCCATACTAGCAACAGGAACAAAGTCACTAGAAAAGATTCTATACCCTCTAGTAACAGATCTAAATGCCGTTAACTCCTGATCAAATTCATATATAAGGTTTGGGGGGTATGATACTTCATACAAAAAATTGCTTGTTGTAAACATATAACCACCCATGTGTGAATAATGTTCTAAAAATATATCTAAAACTCTTTTTTCATTTTCTCTAGAAAAATCAGGCTGTGTGTCCAACTGACTGGTCACCCTAAGTGGTTGGCTTTCCACCGGAACAAATGTTGATGTAAATTTTTCATAGGCATCGGGGTCTTGATATATCCCCGCATGCAACGGTGCCGCGCACTGTGACAACATAGGCTTATCAACTATAGTAGATAACTTTGAATAATAGCCGATTAAAAGCGTATCCCAATTAGGACAAAAAACTGTGTGAGCGTCTACCTGTAAAAAATATTTTTCTCCACAAAACATTTTTGCAGCTGACAACCTAGCGTAACTAACCCCCAAGGGGTACTCATGCCATGCATTAATTACTTTTACATTTTTATATTTAGAAAAATCTTCGAATTCAAACTCTGGACTTTTTTGGTTAAAAATGCCGACGTAAATATTTTCTGGGAACTCAGCTTTTGCATAAAGGTTTTCTACTGTATGTAGTATATATCTTTCATTATATGCTGGAATGCCAACAAATATATTTTCATTTCCAAAATCAATCACTTACTTCTCCTTAGGGTAAGTTTTAGCTATATATTCAACCGCCTCTTCTAAAGAAGTAACTAACTTTGTTGACAAAAAATTAAGATAAACTCT